CGGAACTAAAAAAATTAGCTTTAGCGGCCTTATAACAAACTTTGAACAGGGTTCAGCTATAGGTGATGTCAGTACAATCAACATCACATTTAAGCCATCTGGCACTATTACATCAGCAATCTAAAAAAAGTAAAAATCTTCGCATTTATTTATGGCTACTGAAAGAACCGCAGACCTTATTCTTGGAGCTTTTCAAGATGAAATGGTCACAAGACGAGAATTTGAGGTAAAAGATTCAAAAGGCAAAGTAGTTACTACTATTTACTTCAAACCAATCACAAGATATGCAAGAGTAAAAGCACAGCAATTAGCTGGCCCAAATGCTGACGCTTTGGTTGTATCAACTCAACTTCTTTGTCAAATGGCAGAAAAAGAAGATGGAAGTCCAGCTTTTGATATGTCAGATGCACCAATGTTGCAAAGACAACTTCCAGAAAAAGTTTTAAATGAGCTTGAATTGTTTTTAAATGAAATTGAATTAGATATTGATACAGCAAAAAAAGAATAAATGGGGATAACTGGTTAAGATTTGAGTTTTTCCTAGCAACAGAACTTGGTAAAACAGTGCAAGAACTCAGAATGAATATGACTGAGGCAGAGCTTATTTATTGGGCTGGGTATTACGAAATAAAGACTGAAGAGGAAAAAAAAGCATTGCAACGACAAAAACGCAATTCAAGGTAATATAGAGTAAAGGTTTTTTTTTATTTGTGGCAGAGGCAGTCGTAAGGTTAAGAGTTGATGCCAGTGGTGCGACTAGGGCTTTAAATGGTGTACAAAATCAAACAAATAAATTACAGAACTCATTTAATGGTCTTAGGAGTGCGATTGTTGCATCAGGTATTGTTTTAGTTGGAAGGCAAGCGGTTAATACATCAGCAAACTTTGAGAAGTTAAACGTAAGACTAGGCTTGTTAACAAAAAGTAGTTCAGATTTTGCTAAATCACAAAAGATTGCCGCAGATGCACAGAAAGCTTTTGGATTAAGTGCTGTTGAAGCTTTGGAAGGTGTAACAGATATTACAGCAAGATTAGCACCACTTGGAACATCAGTTGAAGATATTAGAACTGTATTCTTTGGATTCAATACCGCTGCAAAATTAGCTGGTTCATCTGCTATAGAATCATCAAACGCATTTAGGCAACTAGCACAGGCTCTTGGCTCAGGAAGGCTTGCTGGTGATGAGTTTAGGAGTGTTTCAGAACAAGTGCCAACAGTCCTTGCTCCGATTGCTGAAGAGCTTGGAGTTACTATTGGTGAACTTAAAAAATTAGCTGCTGATGGTGAATTGACAAGTGATGTAGTCTTAAGAGCTTTAGCAAGAGTAGGAAATGAGGGAAGTGGATTTTTAAAAGAATTATTAAAAAATGACCCTACACAAGTATTTAAAAACTTTAGTAATGCAACAGAGGATCTATCCAGAGCTTTTGGTGATGAGTTAAGGCCAGCAGTTGAAGGTGTAACAAGATTACTTACAGATTTTATAACTCAATTAACGGAGTTTGTTCAAAGTGATGCTGGTCAGGCTGCAATATTGATTACAAAAATTGCTGTTGCTGCAAAACTTTTGGCAGTTAGTATTCCTATTGTGACAGGTGCTTTTACCGCTTTGCTCGTAAAACTTAATATGGTAGGTGTTCAAAGTCTTATTGCCTCTGGTGGTTTTACAGGTATGCAAGCGGCCTCACTATTAGCCGCTGGTGGTATAGGAAAAGTAACTCTTGCACTTGGAGCTTTAAAAATTGCAATCGCAACTACTGGTATAGGTTTGCTTGTTGTAGGCGTTGGAGCTTTAGCGACAAAATTAGTTCAAGCAACAAGAAACCAGAAAGAATTGAATAAAGCACTAAAAGATGGAAATGAAATAGCACTTAGGGCTGAAATGGCTAAAGTCGATCAAAGAAGATTTGATATTCTTCAAAGACTTGCAACAGCAGAGCAAAATAATAATAAAAGAGCAATAAATTCATTAACAAAACAGTTAAATTTAGAACACGAAAACTATAAAGTTTTAAGAGATAGATTAAATGATGAAATTATAAAAACAAATGAAATTGATAGACAGAATGAAAAACTAGAAGAACAAGGAAAAATTCAAGATGAAAACAAAAAGAAAGCTGAAGAGCTAAAAGAAAAAATGACTGCTATAGGTGAAGAGATTGAGACTAGCATAAAAAACAATCTTAGAGACGCTATAACTGGAGCTAAATCATTTGGTGAGGCCATGACAGGTGTACTCAACCGCATAAGAGATAAGATTATTGATGCACAGCTAGACAAGCTTATTGGTGGCTTTGGAGAGGCTTTTGGTAAGAGTGCAAGCGGTGGAAGGGGAAAAGGTATTGGAGGATTTCTTGGTAGTCTTATTGGAGGTTTTTTTGCTAACGGTGGAAGGCCACCTGTAGGGAAAGCTTCGATTGTAGGTGAAAGAGGGCCAGAACTATTTGTTCCCAAAGTTGCAGGGACTATTGTTCCAAATAGTGCAATCGGTGGAGGTGGAGATAGTGTTACAAATGTTATAACTGTGAATGTTGATGCAAACTCAAGTAATGTTTCTGGAAACAGTGCAGATGCAAATGATCTTGGTAATCAAATTGCAGCAGCGATACAATCAGAATTAATTAAACAAAAACGTGCTGGAGGCTTATTGTCATAATGGCAACTTTTCCATCAATCACACCTCAATATTCAACTCAAGAAACTGTTGAGCAAGACAGTTTAAGAATAAAATTAGGTGATGGATATGAACAGCGTTTAGTTCAAGGTTTGCCAGCAAATAAAAGGTTAATAACTCTTAATTTAACTTTTAATGTTTCGACAACAGATGCAACAACTATTGATACTTTTTTAGATGCGAGGTTTGATGATCAAGCAAACTTTGATTTTACCCCACCGCATCATTCTTCAGCATTAAAATTTATCTGTACAAGAAGAGCTAGAACAGCAATTTTAAATAACAGAGTTATTATGAATTTAACTTTTGAACAAGTAGCAGAACCATAATGGCAATACCAGTTTCTGAACTACAAAAACTGAATCCAAGTTCAAGAATAGAACTTTTTGTTTTAGAACTTGTGGAGGGATTACATTATGCAACAGGAAATCCATCAAGTGTTCCAACAACATTCAGATTTCATGCTGGTTCAAACATGAACTCAAATGCAGAAATAATATGGCAAGGCAATTCTTATCAAAGAGTACCAATAACTTTTGATGGTGCAGAGTTTTCAGGAAAAGGTCAAATTCCAAGACCAACACTCACAATCGCTAATTTAGGGGGAATTTCAAGAAGTTCGGCTGTTATTACTATGACTGATTTAATGATAATTGTAAATTTAACCACACCTCACAACGATTTAGTCGATGCAAAATTAACACGCATTACAACACTTGCAAGTGAACTTGATGCAGCTAACTTTCCTAGCAGTAGCAATCCATTTGGCACACCTTCATCAAATGAACTACCTCAAGAAATATTTTTTATTGATAGAAAAGTAAGTGAATCAAGAGAAATTGTACAATTTGAACTTGTAGGTAGTTTAGATCAAGCAAACAAAAAACTACCAGCAAGGCAAGTAACAAGGGATGAGTTTCCAGCAGTAGGTACTTTTATTTAAATGAATTTTGATTGGAAACAAGATGCAATAAATCATGCAAAGAAATGTGACCCAGAGGAATCCTGTGGAATAGTCGCTAAAAAAAATAATAAAGAGAAATATTATCCTTGCAGAAATATATCAAATGAATTAAAAGTAGAATCGTTTGTTATAGAGCCTTTGGATTGGGCGAAAGTAGAGGATTCAGTTGACGAAATTACTGGTATAGTACATAGCCACCCACAGGATATTCTTGAGTTTTCTGATTCAGATAAATATAGCTGTAAAGCAATTGATTTAATTTTTTATCTCGTTTCGCCAAAATCAGATAAAATAGCAGTAATCAGACCTGATGAAATAGATGCTTAAAAAAGTAAAGGTTTATGGAACATTAAGAAAATTTTTAGGTCAAGCAGAGTTTGAAGTTGACTTAAATACACCTAGAGAGGCAATAAGTTTTTTGGTTTGCAACTTTGAAGGTATCGAAAAACACATGGCAGAACAGTTTTACACTATTCAAGTCGGTGCAAAAGTGATAACTGAAGATTTATTAAATTTTAGATCACAAGATGATATAAAAATAATACCTGTAGTTCATGGTAATTTTATAGGTTTAATAATAGGTGCTGGATTAAAATTTTTAGGAGGTAAAGTTGGAGTTACATTATTAGGCAGTAAATTATTAGCTACAGTTGCGACAACTGCATTGACAACTATTGGTACAAGTATGATTGTTGATGGTGTAACAAGTTTGCTCACACCTCAACAAACCACTGTTTCACCTACAGGCAGGATGAATAGTTTAGACCCATCTGCATTTGCTTCAAACTATTCTTTTACAGGTCTGACTAATGTAAGCAAAGCTGGTGTTCCAGTAAATTTGGTTTATGGTGAAATTTTAGTTGGCTCTATCGTTGTATCAAATGGAGTCGATACAGTTCAAATAAGGGGGAATAACTAAATGTTTGGCATGGGTGCAATGAATCTTGAGGCCATTCTTAAGGCCACAGGTATGATAGAGCCTGATCTTCCTTCTGGTGCATTATCGTCAAAACAATTTAATACAATCGTGGAATTGTTGGGCGAAGGTGAACTTGAGGGCAGTGCAACAGCATCAAAGGCTGGCATCACAGATAAAACATCAACTGCTTACTTCAATGCTTTTAAAAAGGACATATTTCTAAATGGGACACAAGTTTTACAGGAGGCCGCAAGTAACACAGCACCAGATGATAGTGATTTTAATTTTAAAGATGTGGCGTTTGATTTTAGACTTGGTACTGCTAGTCAAACATTTATCGAGGGAATATCAAATATTGAAACTGAAGTAATTATTGGAACTACAGTTACGACATCAAACCCTGTAACACATACAGTCAGTTCAAGTGATATTAATGCTGTCCGAGTAACTTTAAGATTTCCTTCAATTCAAGCCTTTAAAGATGATGGGGACATACATGGTAGAAGTGTAAATTTACTTATAAAAACCATTGAAAATGATGGCACTACAACAACTGTTATTAACGATACTGTAAGTGGAAGGTCAACAAATGCTTATTTTAGAGATTATATAGTAAACCTTAAATCGACAACCTCATTTCCTGTTGCAATAAGAGTTGAGAGAGTTTCACCTGACAGCACAGATGCGAAAAATATTGACGCATTTCAATTTAATCAAGCAACAAATATAATTTTTCAACAAAACGCTTACGCTAATACAGCACATACAGCCTTAAGATTTAGTGCAAAACAATTTCCAGCTATTCCTAAAAGGGTATATAGAATCAGAGGAAGAAAGATCAAAATACCTCATAATGCAACTGTTGACTTACAAACAGGTGCAATTTCTTACGCTGGAACATTTAATGGAACTTTTAAAACAGATAAAGAGTGGACTTCAGACCCAGCATGGATTTTATATGATTTGCTTACAGATACTAGGGCGGGTTGTGGTATTGCAGAATCAAACCTAGATAAATTTAGTTTCAAAACAGTAAGTGAATATTGTGGGGAATCAGTTGACGCTGGTAATGGTGATGGGTCTACTGAGCCAAGATTTAGCTGCAATGTAAATATCACCCAAAGACAGGAAGCCTATGGCCTGATCAATGCACTTTGTTCTGTGATGCGTGTAATGCCATTTTATTCGGCTGGTGGTATTTCCATATCTCAGGATTCACCAAAATCGGCATCATACATCTTTACAAATGCAAATGTTATTGAAGGGAGTTTTATATATACTGGTTCAAGTTTAAAGACAAGACATACAGTAATAAATGTAAGTTATTTTGACATGACAACTCAGGAGATTGATGTTGAAACTGTTGAGGCTGATGCTGCTACTCAAGCAAAATATGGAATTGTTGTAAAAAATATTCAAGCATTTGCAACAACAAGTCGTAATCAAGCAAGAAGATTAGGCCGTTGGTTTTTATATAATGAGCAAAATTCTGGTGAAACTTGTTCTTTCTCAACAACTGCGGCTGCTGGCGTACTGGTGCGATGTGGTGATGTTATTGAAATATCTGACAGATTAAAGGCTGGTGTAAGGCGTGGAGGACTTTTAAAAAGCGTTACTAGTACAACAGTTGTTGTTCTTGATGATTCAGATAATACAGATATTCCAAGTATTAGTGATAGTCCAACAATTTCTATAATCCTTCCTGACGGCTCACTTGAAGAAAAAACAATTAGTAGTATATCAGGAACAACCATAACTGTATCTTCTGCTTTTAGCACAGCACCGAATCAACACGCACCTTATATTCTTGAGACTTCAAATTTACAGACAACAACATGGCGAGTAGTAAGCGTGAAAGAAAATGATGATAGAACTTTTACAATAACAGCTTTATCACATGATTCTGGTAAATATGCATTTGTTGAAGATGGTACTGCATTACCAACTAGAAATATAACCACCCTTACAAGAATTTTAAATGCTCCTGAAGGATTAAGGGCTGACGAAAAAATAGTTACTATAAACAACAAAGCAGTTTCAAAACTTATTCTTGATTGGCAAACTCAATCAGGTGCAAACAGATATGAAGTTCAATATAAATTTGCCGATGGAGACTTTCAAAAAATTGAAACAGTTTCAAGTGATGCCGAAATAATAAATTCCGATGCTGGTGTTTATCAAATTAGAGTGTTTAGTTTTAATGGATTAGGAGAGCCATCAAGACAACCAGCAGAGTTAACATTTAATGCTGTTGGTAAGACTGCCCCACCATCTGACATAACAAACCTTACTTATGAACCAATATCTGATAAGGAGATCAGATTAAGATGGGATGCTGTTCCAGATCAAGATGTGAGAGCGGGAGGCAGAATCCATGTCAGGCATTCTCCTAAAACAGATGGTAGCGGTACTTTTCAAGATGCAACAGATTTGGTGTTCGCTTTGAGTGGGGCATCAACAGAAAAAGTGGTTCCGCTTTTGGAAGGTGAGTATATTCTTAAAACACAAGACGATGGCGATAGGTTTAGCACAGGGGAAACATCACTTGTAATAGATTTACCAGAGGCACAGCCTAAATTATTAGTACAGGCAAGAAGAGAGGATCAAGACAGTCCAGCTTTTCAAGGTTCAAAAACTAATATTGGATTTGATTCTGGCACAGGGGCAATAAGTTTAGCTGGTGTAGGAAATTTTGATGATATAACAGATTTTGATACAGAGAGTTCAATAGATGATATTGGAGGTGTCTCAGCAACTGGAACATATTTATTCAATGAAACTTTGGATTTAGGTGCTGTATTCAGTCTTGATCTTAGAAAAATAATACAAACAAATTCAGTTTATTCTAATGATTTAATAGATTCAGTCACAGATATTGATGCAAGACAAGATTTTGATGGTGTTTCAAGTGTAGATACAAACGCAGAGGTTTTTGTTCAAACTTCTCAAGATGCAAGTAGTTACTCAGGATTTCAAAAATTTGCAAATGGTACATTTAAAGGAAGGGCATTTAAATTTAAGTGTGTTTTATCAACACAAGATACAAACCAAGATATAAGAGTTACTCAGCTTGGATATTTCGCAGAATTTCAAAGAAGAACAGAACAAAGCACAACAACCATTGCTTCAGGGGCAGGGGCAAAATCTATAACATTTGACCACCCCTTTTTTACAGGTACTAGCGGATTATTAGGTGTAAATGCTAACCCGCCAGCAATTGGTATCACAGCTTTTAATATGGCATCAGGAGACTTTTTTGAACTTACAAGTATAACTGGAACTGGCTTTACTGTTCATTTTAAAAACAGTTCTGGAAGTTCAGTTGATAGAAACTTTAACTTTACTGCTATTGGGTTTGGTAAAGGTTAATATTTAAGATATACTTAAAAAAATAGTTATCTGTTATGTCTAGAGTTGATAGTACAGGTGGAACAGGTTTTACCGTTGATAATGGTACTGGTCTTGTAGTTAGAACAAAAATAAATCAAATAGCCGCAGCGTTATCTACTTTAAATCAAGGCTCTGGTGATCCAACTGTAGGTGTAGCAGCTTATGTTCCACATATTGATGGCGATACGTTAAAAATTAGAAATTCTGCTAATAATGCTTTTGTTACTTTAGGTGATGTAAGTGCAACAAATTTCGGTCATGCTGGATTATCGGCAGCAAATACTTTTACTTCAACAAATATATTTCAAGAAGATGTAACCTTTGATGGTGCTACTGCCGGAAGAGATATTGTTTTTGACAGGTCAGATAATGCTCTTGAGTTTGCTGATAACGCAAGTTTAGTTTTTGGGGCTGGTTCAGATTTAACCATCACGCATGACGCAACTGATAGCACAATAACAAGTGCAACAAACGATTTAAAAATTACCAGCAATGGGGATGACCTTATTCTTGAAGCTGAAGATGATGTAATTATTAGAGACAATGGCGGTTCTAATATTTTGGCTCAGTTTATTAACGGTGGAGCCAATGAGCTATATCATTCGGCTGTTAAAAAATTTGAAACTGCTTCGGGGGGCGTGAGTCTTACAGGAGGAGCCGCAGCTAATGTCACAGCCCTTTCAGATGGAGCAACAATAACAATAGATATGGCTACAGCCTGTCATCACTCTGTAACGCTAGGAGGCAATAGAACCTTTGCCGCACCAAGCAATCAGGTAGTCGGGCAATCTGGTTCAATATTCATAACTCAAGATGGTACAGGGTCTAGGACAGCTTCATTCAATAGTGCATTTAAATTTGTAGGAGGCACAGCACCAACACTAACCACAGGAGCAGGGTTGACCGATAGGATTGATTACATCATATTTTCCAGTAACGTAATACATTGTGCAGTTTCTTTAGACGTTAAGTAATGCCATTTTTTGATTCAATAAGAATAGGGGCATCACAGGTTGTTGATACAGGTTTTTCTGTTGACCGCAGTTTAAGGTTTAATAGTGGTGATAGTGCAAAATTAACAAGAACTTTTGGTACTAACACAAGCAATACAACAAAAACCATTTCCTTTTGGGTAAAAAGAGCAACACTTGGTTCATATCAATCAATATTTGCCACAACATCTTCTGGGTACATTGAAGGTAGATTGCAATTTGATAATGATGATAGATTACGAGTCACAGATAGAGATTCAGGTAGCGGTTCTTCAGATATAAATAAAGTAACCGATAGGAAATTTAGAGATATTGGTGCTTGGTATCATATTGTGATTGCTTATGACACTACTAATGGTACAGCAGGAGACAGGGTTAAAGTATATGTTAATGGATCTCAAGTAACAGTTTTTTCAACTGACACAAATCCAGCTTCTAGTTATGCTGTCTCATTTTTTAGAAGTAGTGTAGACAATTTTATAGGAGCAAATAATACAAGTGATTTTTTTGATGGTTATTTAGCAGAAATAAATTTTATTGATGGGCAAGCATTGACACCCACATCTTTTGGAGAAACAGACTCAACAACAGGTCAATGGAATCCTATAGATACCTCAGGCTTAACTTTCGGTAATAATGGTTTTAGAATGAAGTTTGATGACAACTCAGGCACAAGTGCAACTACCTTAGGCAAGGATTCAAGCGGTAATTCCAACAATTTTACACCAAGTAATTTTTCTGTATCTGCTGGTTCTGGTAATGATTCTTTAGAAGATACACCAACAAATAATTTTTGTACAATAAATCCTTTAGTTGGAAGAGGAACAGTTTTTTTAACTCCTACAAATGGAAATTTAGATTTTAGCTTGCCTTCTGGTAGTGGTTATTTAGCTAATGCCTCATTTCTTATACCCACAAGTGGAAAATGGTATGCCGAATATGTTTTTACAACAGTAGGAAGTGGTGTAGTTAATGTAGGAAATAACCAAAAATCAGAAGGTAGTTCTGCTGCCGATCAGCTAAATGGAATAAGTATGCTAAGTGGTGAAATAAGGGTAAATGATAGTTCTACTCAGACAAGTCTTACTGCTTTTGGTAATAACGATATTATTGGTGTAAAGGTAGATCGTGATGCTGGTACTGTGGCATTTACTATAAATGGATCAGCAGTTGGTAATGCAGAAAATATTAGTTCAATGCTCGAACCTACTGATTTAATATTTAGGGCATATCGTAATGCTAGTGGAGGTTCAACACCAGTAGGATCTATAAATTTTGGTCAAAGACCATTTAGTTACCAACCATCAGGATTTAAAGCACTTAATTCACAGAACTTACCCGACCCAACAATATTACTACCTAATGAAAATTTTGATACTTTACTTTTTACAGCAAACGCTTCAACACAAGTTGTAACTGGTTTAAATTTCTCTCCTGATTGGGTTTGGGGAAAAAGTAGGGACGATAGTTATGACCATGAACTGTATGACACAGTTAGAGGCCCACTTGGGAGACTAAAATCTAATGCAACCGACCAAGAATTAACAAACTCTCAAAATTTACAATCATTTAATAGTGATGGTTTTACTTTAGGTTCAGCAACAAATATGAATTATAATAGTGGTTCTGATATTGTTGCATGGAACTGGAACGCTGGCGATACAGATGGCAAAACTTATACAGTAACAGTTGTTTCTGACTCTGGAAACAAATTTAGATTTGATGGCTATGGAACATCTGCTGTAACTCTTGATCTTGCTGAAGGTGGTACTTATGTTTTTAATTACCCATCAGGACATCCATTTAGATTTTCTACAACATCAGATGGTACGCATGGAGGTGGGTCTGAATATACAACAGGGGTTACGCATAATAGTTCAACACAGGTAACGATAGTTGTAGCTGCTTCTGCTCCTACTCTTTACTATTATTGTTCTAGCCATAGCGGTATGGGTGGGCAAGTTAATACAAACTCAACTCTTGGGTCAAGTAATTTTGATGGAACAATCCAATCTGTAACCAAAGTAAATGCCTCGGCAGGTTTTTCCATAACAAAATACACGGGCACAGGTTCATCAAGCACTGTAGGTCATGGTTTAGGTGTAAAACCTGATGCAATAATTATTAAATGTAGAAGTAATACTGATAACTGGATGGTTTACCATAACCAACAAAATTCAGGGGTAGATCCAGAAGATTATTATGCTGAATTAAACTCAACAAGTATTAATGTTAATAGCACTGCAATGTTAAATGATACTGCCCCAACATCAACTTCAGTTACTATAGGAAGCGATAATTCAGTAAATGGAAGTGGTCGTACTTATGTAATGTATTGTTTTAGCTCAGTAAATGGATTTAGCAAGTTTGGGAGATACTACGGTAATTTTAATGCTAATGGTACTTTTATTTATACAGGTTTTAAACCAGCGTGGCTCATGGTGAAACAGTTTGGAAGTGATAACTGGTATATGGTTGATAATAAAAGAGATCCTTTTAACGTAATGGATCATAGATTGTTTGCTGATGTTAATTCTGCCGAAGGTGGTATTGGTCAGGAACACGTTGATTTTCTTAGCAATGGATTTAAGTATAGAAGGGCTAAAACACCTTTTAATAATACTTTTAATTATATTTATTTTTGTTTTGCAGAATCTCCTTTTAAAAACGCAAGAGCGAGGTAGAATAATATTATGGCTTTTAAATTAAACGGAAATACATTACCAATCGATGTGGCATTTAGTCACAATGATATTAATTACCCTGCAAACTGGTTAAGATTATCAACGGCTGACGAAAAAACTGCCTTAGGAATTACTGAGGTTGAAGATCCTAAAGTATATGATTCACGTTTTTACAAGGGTGATGGTTCTGCAAAAGAATTAGACGATGTTAATGCTACATATTCAGAGGATGCTTCAGATGGAAGTTATAAAAAAGGAGA